GGCTTGTCTTCGGAAAGGAGGTATAACCCAACGCACTGTTCCCCGTCTGGGATGACGGGGATTTCCTCTGGGAAGTGGTGAACTGGGATTGACGACTTCCTTGCTTCGAGTTCGTTGTACTTGTGGGCTAGCTCGTTGTACTTGTCCACCATTTCGTTCAACTTTTCAAGCTCCTTGTCGGCCCTCTGAGATTCCTGGCACGATTCGCACCTGCTTACCTGGAAGGCGTTCGCTGACCCCTGCAACGCGATGATGTGTTCCTTCAAGTCGTTGTTTCTCTTCTTGAGCTTTTCCATTTCTTCCAGGTCGTATCGGTAGCTTTTCAGTAGGGTGATGATTTCTCCTTCGGTGGCCACACCGATGTCCTGTTCGTCGAGAAGGACGGTTACGGCGTCGTCGGTATGGGCCTTACGGTATTCGTCAACCAGGAATTTAAACACTTCGTGGGAAACGAGGACGCACTTGTCCATTGTTTCAATCGCATCTTCAAGCGAGCACATAGGGAACTCCGTTTTTGTTGGATTATAGGTTAAGATAAATATATTTTATTGATGTATTTTTGTCAAGGTAAAAATTATGCTTCCGTACGAATCTAATGAACCCAAATTGAAACCAGTTTTCCAGTCCGAAGGTCACAACCCTGTGTTCCAAGCCGAGTGTCACGACCCGTCCATTAGCGCCGAGTGTTACAACCCCGATATCAAGGCGGAAGCATCCCCGTTCCAGCCAATGCCGAAGGAAGAATGGTAGGGTGCCTTGCCAAATTTGGAAAGAATGGCTATATTTTTGATGATGACGTGCATTTCAAACTGGATTTAATTTATGATTATCATTGACCCTCACCCGTTCGTGTTCAAACAGGTTAAGGCTATGTTGAAGGAGCTGTGCGACAAGCCGAAGTACGAGAAAGTCGTTGTCGTGCTCGGTTACAACGTGATGCCATGCTCCGAGGCCCTTAAACTCAAGGAGAAACACCCCGATTACAAACTGGTCGTTTACAACCTCGAACAACTCTATGTTGGAAGCCCTTGGCTGAACGCAAACACGAGGGGATGGTTCTCACGTGCCGACGAAATCTGGGACTACAACTTGGAGAACATCAAGTTCTTCTCGGATACCCTAGGTTACAGGGCGAGCTACCACCCGATTAAGTGGGTAGAAAGTCTGAAGACGATAGAGAAGGTTAAGCCCGAGAACATGCTGTACGATGTCCTGTTCTACGGAGAGGAAACCCCCAGAAGGAACAAGCTTATAGGCTCGATGCGTGCCGCCCACCGTGAATGGGCTGTCATCACGGCAACGGGCGTTACTGGCCCTGCTCTCGACTACCTGATTGCCCACTCGAAGATTATACTGAACATCCACGCATTCCCGCAGTACCAGTGTCAGGAAATCGTCCGAATGTTCTACCCGCTAATCAACGGCAAGTGCATCGTCAGCGAACCGTCGAAGAACGACAACTATGCAGGCGATTCCGTCGTCTATTCCTCCTACGACAACATGATTGAGACAGTGAAGGGTCTTCTTACCGATGGCAAATGGATTAATGTCGCTTCTGAGGCGTCTGACAGGTTCCGCAGACACACCACCAAGTAGTGAGCCTGCCAAGGAAACCAAGCCTCCCCGTAAAGTGTACAAGTACACTGTCATCGAGTGTATCCTGGACGACTATGAACCCGTAAGGGAAGTCAAGAACGCGAAGGGCGACGTGCATTACTTGCTGATAACGGACAACAGGAAGCTGAAGAGCAAGACATGGGATGTACACCACATTTCGGAATACCATTGCCTCGACGGAATTAACGATGTCATCGGGATTCTGAACTATGTCCGCTATCATCCGTTCGCGTTTGCCGACACGAACGTTTCCATCTACATCGATGCAAGCATGTTGATTAAAAAGCCGCTTGACAAGCTGTATGAAGACTTCGTCAACTCCGGTTCCGACATAGGCATTTCCATACACCCGTACAGGACGAGCGTCTATGACGAACTCCATGCGTGGCAGAGGGCCCGTGGCCTTTCGGCGGAGGATGTCAACGCACAGATGAAACTGTTCTCGAAGACTTCGTTCAACAAGGCCGTCCTGTTCCAGTCTGGGGTAATCATCCGCAGGAACGTAAAGATTGTGAACATCATAGACGAAATCACCTGGTCTTTCCTGAAACTTACAGCAGTAGACTGCTCTTCCACGAGGCTCGACCAGACTGTTCTGACATATGTTCTCGCGACCTATTTCAGCGGAGTGAAGTTCTTCCTGTTCACGCAGCACCTGATTCAATCCAGTTACATCACATGGTGCAAGCACGGTTCGGACCAGCCGATTCTAATCGACAAGAGGTATTACGTCAGGCCGTCCGTGTTTGGTGTGTACGTTACACCTTATATGATTGAGCCAGTGTCGGAAACGGCTAAAAATAAGATAATTTAGTGATGGCGGCTGAAACCTTGCCGTCAAGGATATATTGATGCAGTTTGGTGTTATTGAGAAGAGAATTACTCGTTTATGGTGTAAGACCCCAGCTTTGCTTATCGGACCCCCTGGCATAGGAAAGACCCAGTTCTGCCGTTCACTCGCAAAAATACTCGGGCTGCGGCTGGTAATTCTCGACTGTTCGCAGTCTGGCGACTCTGGTGACCTTATCGGATTGCTGGAAATCGAGAACCATGTACACCACCATACGAAACCAGACTGGATGAACAGCACCGAGCCGACCCTGGTGTTCATCGACGAAATCAACAGGGCTAAGGGCGAAATCATCGCCGCCCTCATGAAGCTGTGTTCCCCCGAACAGTCGTTCAACGGGTTCACCCTTCCCGAAGGTTCCCGTGTCGTCCTTGCAATCAACCCGTCGAACGTTGACTCCAACCAGGTCATGCCTCTTAACAGGGCTCTCTTCACCCGTTTCGCCCGTTATCACGTCGAAGTCGATGCGAAGTATTGGGACAAGTGGGCTGAAAGCGCTGGCATCAACCCTATCATCAGACGCTTCATCGCTTCCCACAACAACGCTTTGTATGTGGACGACACCGAGGTTGACTCTGAAGACGAGAACACGGCGAACCCGCGTTCCTGGGAAAACTTCGCCCGTCTTTTCGACAATGCGTATAAAGGCGGCGATTATGTCGATGTGAATGGAAATCCTGTTCCTGGCGGAATGGAGACCATGCTCATAGATGCCACGTCAACCCTAGGGCCAGACATGGCCAAGGTGTTCACCGAATGGTTCAGAAAGAACGGCAACACCCTCGATGCCGACATGGTTCTGAAAGCGAAGGAAAGCGACTGGATGACGTACAAGGGCATCATCGACGCTATGAGCGTTCCGCAGTTGACACAGTTGAGCGACGCTGTTATCACAAAGATTTCTAACGCCTACGAAAACGCAAAGCAGTCTAAGACGATGTCACTGAACTTCTGGTATTTCTACTTTGCCGTACCGCCAGAGATACGGGCCCAGATGTACAACTTCCACCTGATAGACCTTGTGTTCCAGATTTCCGAAAACAAGAAGAATTGGCTATCTGTCCTCCGTGAACATGTCGGGGACCAGAAGAAGGCCGCCCTCAAAGCCAGCTTTAGTGAATTCAACCAGGTCAACTGATGTCCGCATTATACAAGATAGAACAGGCTAAGATGCTGCTGGGGTCGGTGAACGCTCCCGCACTGTGCTACATAAACATGGCACAGCCGCTAATTGAGGACGACCGAACGAAGACGCTGATGCTTGATGCCCACATGCCCGGCCAGCTTTATCTGGTTGCGAACAGCCGTTGGGTGGACATGATGGACCTGAGCGACCTTGCGAAAGTCCTCTACATAGAGGCTTCCCGCATCGCATTGCACCATGTCACCAAGCGTGCCGTTGACAACAAGTTCAACCTCCTTTCTAGCGACATCATCTGCTACGCTATGGCGAGGGGATGTCTTACCCTGACAGGAACATCTTTCCCTGACGCTCTCGACAAGAGCAAGGCCAACGTCTACTACGAACAGGGGAAGGTTTTGTACAAGAACGAGACTGGAAAGGAATGGGACGGTGACTGTGATTACCACGAGAAGGTGGCGATGTGGATGGAACGGGCTGCAAACAATTCCGACGGTGGCGACCCAGATGATTCAGACCAGTCCGAAACCTCAGGTGGAGAAGGTGAGAACAGCGACGGGCCAGGAACTCCGCAGGAAGCCCTTGAAGACTACTTCTGTGACGACACACGTTCCGACAACTGGACACCGAACGAGACCGTTGCTAGCGACATTGCGATGGAGACGAAGCATCTGGAGGAGAACGGTGGGTTTGATGGGACTAGCTGGGGTCTGAGCGCTGGTGACATCCTGATGAAGATACTTGCCGCACAGAAGCCTCCCGTTGACCACAGGCGTATCATCCGTTCGTTCATAGGCACGGTTGTCTCACAGCGTACGGAATCGACGAGAATGAGGCAGAACAGGCGGTACAACCTGCTGTTCCCAGGTCAGCGTTCCGTATATGATTGCAAGCTTCTCCTTGCAGCAGACTCGTCTGGTTCTATGTCTGACGAAGACCTTTCCGCAGCCGCCTGCCTGATAGCCAAGATTGCCACTGGGAGCCAGATAGATTTCTCGTGGTGGGACTGCAAATGCACCCTCCCGATGACGTTCAAGCCTGGAGGTTCCCGCAAGAACTTCGATGTGACTGGACGAGGAGGAACCAACCCGCAGTGCGTGTTTGACATGCTCAGGGATAATAAACTTGTGAGGAAGTATTCGGGCATAATCATCTTTTCGGACATGATTTTCGACGAGATACCGAAACCGAGGGAAATCCCCGTTGACAACATGCTGTGGATTTGCACGGCTGACGGGAGCAACCCTCCGAGATGGGTTCCCCGCCGAAGGATTATGCGTTGCAAGGAGATTATGAGCTGTATCAAAAAAGACCCTTGACTTTTCATGGGAAGAATGTATATTTACATTGAGATAGTTAGCTTGTTCATAATATAGTTAATTAAAACGAGGTTATTATGAGAAAGATGTTGCTTATTATTGCGGTACTGGTGGCGTTCGCATTTTCTAAACAGACCTACGATACCAAGTGTTCAATTCTTGTTGCGAACGGACAATCTGTCACATACAGGTGTACTAACGGGATGGATGTGACCCTAGTGTTCGCCTCCGACGTGAAAATTCCGACAAAGGTTTTCTACGACAGCAAGACTGGTTTCTTCGACCCAGATACCGAAAGCAAGCTTAAGGTAAACGCCAACAAGAGATAGTGTGGTTGCAGCATGAGCGAGACGCAAGAACTTCCAAAGAAGAAGATGTGGTCTACCATATACCACGATACGACAAACGACAAGATGTATCTGTGGTATGTTGACGGTACGACCGATGTACTCCCAGTCAGACACCGTTCCTATACTAACCGCCTTGGTGAATTCGGGGCCGTAGAGTGCGGGATGAAGGACATCTTCGGAAACGACGTATACGAATTCTACCTTTCCCACAACGAAGAAAAGGAAATCAAGCGGCAGTATCAAGGTTCGACAAACCATTTCAACGAGATTGATATTGACCCACGATGCCGCTTCCTGCAACAGCAGTATGAAGGATATGATATCGAACACCCGAACATCAAGGATATCAACCTCTGCTTTATGGATATCGAAGTGTCAACCGAGGGTAGGTTCCCTGTCCCTTGGTTGGCCGAATATCCGATTAACCTGATTATCCTCAACTTTGCAGATTACTCCGTTCAGTTCGGTACGCTCGATATCGACGATGAAACTCTGGAAAAGTACAAGGAACTCAACTGCACCTATATCAAGTGTGCGACAGAGCAGGAACTTCTGACAGGAACTTTCAACTACATCAGAGAGCACAATGTCGATATCCTCTCTGGTTGGAACTTTTCGTACGATACCGAGTACACAAGCCGTCGTGCAAAGAAGCTCGGAATTCCTATCAATCTCATGTCGAGAATGCCTAAGGGAAGCGAAAAGGCTTACTTCGACGAAAAGAAGCGTGAACTCCACATTGCTGGAACGGAAGTCATGGACTTCCTCGCACTTTACAAGAAATACACCTTCTCCGAAGAGCCGAGCTACAAACTCGATGCAATCGGTGAAAAGGAAGTTGGCGAGAAGAAGGTGCCGCTTCCTGATGGATACCTGTCGTGGAAAACTTACCCGTCGCTGTTCGGCTACTATAACGTGATAGACGGTGTCCTATGTAGAAAAATCCAGACAAAGACAAAGATGTTCGACCTTGCGCTAATGTCCTCTGCTGAGGCACGAGTGCCGATTACATCAGTGTTTGAATCCAAGAAGATGATGGTGGGCTTCGTCCTGAACCACCTTCACAAGCAGAACATGGTGTTCCCCGTTTACAGGCCTACTGCAAAGGAGGAATACCCTGGCGCCTTCGTGTATTCAGTCCCAGGTTTCTACAAGATAGAGGTGTCGTACGACTACCGAAGCCTTTATCCTTCAATCATGATGACCTTCAACATCAGCCCCGAAACAAAGGTTATCAAGCCTATCGACTATGTGCTGACCGAAGAGGAAAAGAAGGTTCTCATCAGGTCGCCTTGGACACACAACGGTCAATATCAGGTGTTCTACCGAAAGGATGTGGAAGGTATCGTTCCTCAGGTTACGAGAAAGCTGTTCAACGGTCGTGCCGAACTCAAGATTAAGAAGAAGCAGGCCGAAAAGGACGGTAACGAAGAACTGATGAACATTTACGATATGATGCAGAAGGTGTACAAGGTGCTTGGTAACTCCCTGTACGGATTGCTCGGTACTCCGTTCTTCGCATTCTACGATATCGACAATGCTGCGTCAATTACTGGTTACGGCCAGAGGCTCATCAAGTACACCTGTAAGCACCTTGCCGAATACATCAACAAAGACCTGTCTCATGACCAGCGCTTCATCGACACGTTTGGTTACTCACCGAAAATCAACCCAGACTACTGCGGCGAGATTTTCTGGAACGAAGCGAACGTTGACTTCGACGATGTTGAAAAGGCTACCGAATGGGGTTACGACATCACGAGCGACATCCTGCAAAGAAGAATGTCCCACGGTGATACCGACTCGTTCTATGCCAAGTTCGACGACATATATGAAGAGTTCAGCAAGAACCAGGGTAAGAAGGTTCAGATTGTCGTGTATGACGGACACCAGATTATCCACAAGGATGATTTCGACGCTGGCAACGAGATGGCCTACAAGAAGCACTTTGCCCTCATGGCCCATACATACTGCCCTGATGTCTATGACAAGCCGAGTAACCGTGAACCGCAGGAAATCAAGGGGAGCAAGTACAAGTTCTCCAAGCTGCAGATTATGTACAAGGACGGCATGATTTCGAACAAGCGGTTCCGTGTCATCATCAACCGTTACAGGCTTACCGACTTCTGCCGTATGCTTGACGCATCTATCCTCGAAGAGAAACTGGATGAGTACATGCTTGGCTACGCATCGTCTTGGGGATATCGTACAAACGAACTGTTCCTTAAACGTGAAAAGTGCATTTACAAGACAATTGTGACTGCGAAGAAGAAATACATCTGTGTGGCTGAATCCAACGAAGACATCGTGTACCTTGACAAGAAGACACCTGACCTCGTTATCCACCCGCACTACGCAATCACTGGTCTTGAAATCGTGCGTTCGTCTACGACCATGTTCTCACGTGAACGTATGATGAACACGGTGGAACTCATGATGGATACGATGGATAGGGAAACCCTGCGTAAACGTGTCGTCGAAATCAAGGACGAGTATACGCAGAAGATTCTCGACCATGCCTACCTCGACATTTCCTGCCCGTCAGGTGTCAAGGAAGAGCCTCCTGAGTACACTGAAATGATTAACTTCCCGAAGGAAGAATTGAAGAAAATCGACTGGCGTAGAAAGGCCGCATCTGTATGGAACTACCTTATCTTGAACGACAAGGAACTCATGAAGATTCCGTACGAGC